ATAGGGAAGCATACAGCCGTATTAATACCCTAACGCTTTTACATGAATCAATCCCATTTTATCTAGGGCATAATTTTTACAATTCAGTAGAATATGGGGTTGGACTTATTGCTTCTGGTAATCAAAGAGATGCGTCCTCCTATGGTGGGCCTTTTCTCCCATATTCAAATCAAAAACTAAATGTATCTTGTGTTACCCCGTACATTGGAAGTCAAAGATATTTTTCCGGTGTTGCTAATTTATCTGGACCTTACCGAGATGAATTATCTAATTGTCAAAAACCTGTATGCTACTATATGCGGGGTGAGACTTTCCTTGGAGGCGCGTGTTATATACTTCCCGGTACAGAAATAGACGAGAATGTAAATTCTGTTCAAAATGTATTGCAATATTTAGATTGGGATAAATATAATGTTGAAATTTTATCTTGGTTAGTTTACCTAATATTTAGTTTTGCTGATTTTGAACTTAATTTAAGAAACAAAGTTCTAGACTCATACGGTGAAGAAAATAAAATATACAAGTTCTTAGTATTAAAATCAGTTAATTAAATTACCAAATATTTGGTTCTTTACTTGGAATTACGCTATCCTTAATCACTTGTGGTATTTCATTAGAGGTATACTCACGATCTAATTCTCCTGAAGAATATAGAGTTCTCATTTTTGAAATTACATCGGCTGAATTCTCCCCAATAATTACATACAGCATAAATCCATGCCAGCCCTTGGGTAAATATCTGCTATAAAAAGGATTGTGTTGTATGATCATCGGTCCACACGAATTATCATCCTGAAGTTCCTTTACACTGGGAGGGGGTTGAAGTACCCCATCTTTCATTACCAGACTATTTCCACTTTGTTGTAAAAGCATTTGATGGGGTCGGGTATGTATTGTATTTCTCTCTGGGTTTGAGAGACCATCTGAGTAATCGGAACCAAAAAGTTCACTAATTCCCTTATCAAAAAACTTGGAACATATTCCCAAAGCTATAGGATTTAAATTATACTGATTCACTGCCAATCTTTCATGTATTACTCCTAGGTATGGACTACTAGGCATGACATCATCATTATTATTTGGATTACTAGATTTTGGATATCCCCCTTCAAATGCAGTTTGGGAACTTACCCCTGACCACCAATCGACTGGGGGCGTGAATATCCCTTTGATGAATATTCCCTTTATACCTTCGCTCATATATTCTACAGTTAGGCCAAATTCTAGCCCACCACTTAAAGCGTTAATAGGGTATGTACCCGTGTAAATATGCGGGATTCTCCCGTCAGGTTCCGGTTCACCTAATGTGTATGTGCTAACCTCTAAAGATGATATGTTAACAGTTTTATTATTTTTAATATCTACAATAAGATGATTATTGCAAGTATATGATGCTGGCCAAATTCCAAAAGTGCTTGCTATATTAATCCCGCCGTTAACATTTGTATTAAGTGCTTTATAAACATCCCCAATTATGTCTTGAACACTAGAGCCGGAAATGAGAGAACTATAGCTATAATAAAGTCTTTTACTTATTTCAGATGCAAGGTAATAGGAAGCGGTAACTTTATGGACTCCGGGTAATCCACTAAAGTTTATTTGAATTTTTTGGTGGCAAGTATGGCTTGGGATTATTACTGTGTTACCCCCATTATTTCCTACGTTTGATCTGGATCCTACAGTAGCGTTACGACTTGTCCCAAAATATGCCTCGCCAAAAAAATCACAAGGCAATGCGGCTATGTCTGCAGTAAGTTGGCCATCATCACTATTAACAACTGAGTAGTATACTGGAATGGCATGGCTTGAGGCTATTTCATGGATTGCCGAGGCACTTTCCGCTGTTGGAGTTCCCGAAACATGATCAAACTCTAAAAATGGTGATCCAGAAAATGTTCGGAACTGAGTTTTATATGAACCACCGGATCCTTGCTCCGGGTTTATTGCATATTGGTGTAAATTTGGATATACCGAAGATACTATTCCTAACGGATTAAATAAAGCATTATATTCGTTATTACTCCAATCTTCAACAATAAAAAGTGCAAGTTGCATATTTCTACCAAAGCCATTTCGTTGTGCAATCCAAATATTATCTTCCTCAGTATACCCACTTTTGGTAATTCCACCTAGCCAACTATCAACCCCACCTACCGCCTTAGCAAGGGAAACACTATCAAAAGTACTACAACTAAAACCCTCCTCTCTTTTACTACCAAAGAAAGCACTCCATCCGGATGTCATTAGGCTCCCCAACCTCTCCCCTCTCGCTAGAGTTGAGTTTATCTCATCGAGCCTCATCCCCGTAAACCATTTTCCGGGAGGCGACCCTGATGGATTAAACAGGGCAGCAGACGCGCTGCATTCATCAAAAGCTAAGGTGCCAGACCCAAAGTAGGGCATTGTATGTATCCTACTTTTATCTACTTCATTAACCAAAAATACATGCTTATCTTGAAAGAATGGTCTTCTAATATTAGTTAATTCTAGTTTTCGGGGATTCACTGAGGAGAACTGCATTAAACTAATTTTATCCTGTGGGCAAGAAAAAGCTTCAAAAGGACCACTAAGGTAATCTGTGCTAAATGGGATTTTATTAACAGTAACAGCTTCCGTGTTCCACCAACTATTATTAGGTGCACATACAGGAACCAAAGCTGAAGCATCAGAGGTTATCATTCTAGCCATAGTTTATATTAACTCCTAAGTATAAATCCTAACTTAACTATATATACATAGGCAGAATAAACATCATTTTTAGATTTATAATTAACCTATGGCTATAAACACTGATACTGTAGTGTATGGTATCCCACCATCAAAAATAGCATCTTTTGATGCTAAATCAAAATCAAAAGTTTTTTTTGGCTTTAAATTTCCAATGCTTAAAGATTCCACGTATCTTAGCAAGTCTAATGGAGCAAGTTTAGCTAAATCAAATCTTATACAATTACTTCAAACATCAAGGGGGGAAAGGCTTATGCTCCCAAAATTTGGAACTAATTTAAAACAATATCTAATGGAACCGTTAGATCAAGCCTTGCTAAGTCAAATAAGATCAGAAATTTTGGAATCTATGGAATTATATGCCCCCGGAATTAATTTGGATAAACTAACAATTATTCCTGGAAATACAACTGGTAATGGAGCATACCATATTTTAATAAAATTATTATGTTCTCTAAAAGATGAGGATGCCACAAACTTTGAAATAAAAATTGAGGTAGCCTAATGGTATTTAATGGAAAAATAAATTCTGATTTTTTAAAATTATTAAAAATAGAAGAAACTGATAAGCAAAAATTAATTAATTTTGCGTCTACTGATTTTGCTACACTACGTTTTAGTTTAATTCAATATATAAAATCTGTTTATCCTTTAGATTTTAACAATTTTTCTGAATCTGAGTTAGGCATGATGCTAATTGAATTAGTTGCTTACATGGGACATGTCCTATCCTACAAAGCTGACTATCTTGCCAATGAGAATTATCTTAAAACTGCAAGATCAAGAAAGAGTGTAAAAAAATTAATGGAATTAATTGGAATTAGGATGCTAGGCCCTATTGCGGCTGCGGCTGATGCAAGATTAACTTTATTAAAACCAATAACTTGGGGTGATAGTGACGAGCTAACTATTAATTCTACAAATAGAGTTATATCTATAGTATCCCCAGCAGATGGACTTCCCTTATCATATACATTATACAAAGTTTCCACTGATGGGGATATTGATAATTCGGCAGATTCTGCGGATTTAATTATTTATGGATTTGAAAAACAGTCAAATTCAGTTGCAACAAATTTAGTTTTGCATGAGGGTAATCTAGTTGTACAAACTGGAACATTTTCAGAATCAGAATCACTTAAATCTGTAGTATTAAACAAATCCCCAGTAATAGAAGGTAGTGTAACAGCTTTTATTCAGGGGGACCCACAAACTAGTGGTAATTATACCATGATTCAAAATACTTTTTTTGCATCGGGTGGAAGTTCAAAAACTTTCCAACTTGTATCGGATGATAATTACGGGGGTACACTGTTTTTTGGGGATAACAATTATGGGAAGTCACCAAGGGCAGGTGATTCATACTTAATTCAGTATAGGACTGGAGGAGGATCTAGGGGAAATATTCCAACAGGATTAATAAATGTGCCTCTGCAAACAATTTTTAACGGAGTAAACATTCCCTCTATAATAGAAAATATCTCTATTGGAACTGGAGGAGTTAACTCAGAAACTATTGAACATGTTAAAAGGTATGCACCACAAAAATTTAGATCTTTAGATAGATTAGTAACATTAAATGATTTTAAAGCTTTTGCTAATTCTTATGTTACCAATTATGGGTCTGTTGGTAAAGCTACAGCAGTAACTAGAAAGGCGTATTCATCAGCAAATATTATTGATGTTTATGTTTTAGAAAAGGCTAGCGATTTACAACTAAGGAAATCAACTAGTGAATATAAGCGACAACTTATAGCAGCTATGAATGAAAGAAAGATGTTAACTGATGAAATCATTGTAGTTGATGGGTTAATTAGAACAATTGAACTCTCCATTACTATTAGAATGGATGAAAAATTTACTGCATTAGAAAATTCAATCAAATCTAAAATTAATAATGTTATTAATAATTTCTTTAGCACGGATAACAATGATTTTGGCAAAGAATACAATCCCCAAGATCTATTACATAGTATCTTTGAGATTAATGAAGTTAGATTTGCAACAGTAGATAATATGCCAAATGTTGTTAAAGTTCAATTTAATGAAATTATACAATTAAATAATTTTAATCTTACAGTAATATATGTTTAATCCAAATAATTTTATTGATATTAAAAAAGTTAATAAATCAAATTATATTGATTCAATTACTAGGCTTGTTCCTAAAGTATATTTTGATGTAGAACAAGATCAAAATAATTTTCAAATAGATATTCTTGATCAAATTATTAATTCCCATCTAAAAATTATTGGGAATATAAATAGTATTATTTATATTAGTTCATTAAATTCTGGAATTTATAGCAGCATATCTACTCCGGGTGGGATAGCTCCTTTTTTTATAAAACAAAATAATAATACTAATATTTCTTATCAAGATTTTGATAAGTTAATACTTAATCCATTAGGAAAATCGTTAGGAGATTTTAAAACAAGTTCTGATTTTTCTAATTATCTAGCCACTGAATTATTGCCAAATATTAGATTAAATAATCCAAAAATAAATTTTCTTGCAAGTGGAACTCCATACCAAAACCATGAATATTTGATAGCAACTCTTTCTTGGATGTACTTTTTAAATTCATCCAGCACTACCCTAGCTTATAATCCTTCTTCTTTTGTTCATAATACTTTTATAGAGAGAATTTATAATCGTAGTAATGATAATATTTCTCTTACAGATGGAATGCAAGGATTGACAGAATATATATGGAGAAATTATCAAAATATTCAAAGTCTTAAAAATCTAATTCCTATAGACTACTTACCAGTCATCTCTGTTAAACAAGATTTGTATACTAGTGGGGATCAGCAACTAGAGAAACTTAAGACATTAGTTGATATTGTATACTCAGATCTTAGGATTGATAACAGTAATCTAAGATTACCACTTGCTATTGATGATTATTTATCTAATTCATATTTTATAACAAAAAAAATAAGTGTAGGAATATTTCATAAATTGCTTAAAGCAATTTCTTTCAGTTTTGCCGACTACTCTAATTTTGTGGATAATATTGGAATTTTATATGACATAGAACAGTGCCCTGATGAATATCTTCCTAGGCTAGCTGAATTAATCGGATGGGAATTGCTTGGGACAGACACTGCTAGATGGAGACTTCAATTAATTAATGCTGCTGATATATATAAAGTAATTGGAACTAAGAAATGTTTGCAATTTGCTTCAGATTCTGTATTTTCTCAAGAAACATTTAATGTTAGCGCAAGAGTAACTGAATTGTGGGAATCGTATATACCACATTTAATTTATTATGCACTTGCCACTGAGTCAATCTATTTAAAAAATATGGAGACTTGGGTATCAACTTTTCAATCAATTAGAAGCTATTTTAATTCTTTAGATCCTAGTTCCATTGTACAAACTAATAATCAGTATAAACAATTAGGGCCTGGCATAGAACTTATGATGGTTTCACCTAATCCCAGCAGTATGGACGAAAATATCCGTATTTGTACAGATCAAATTATTCTAAATATTGCTAAAGAATTTAATAGTTCCTTTTTAATTAATGGGAAATCATTCCCATTAGATGATCCTAAGTTTACTTTTAACTACCGAGGAAGAAATTTTCCAATACCCCCCTTTGAAGAATACAGATATTACACGGGTACTAGAATAGGCAATGATCAAATAGACGCTATATCGGATTGGCTCGCTTGTTTTGGGGTTCCATTAGATTTCTGTAATAAAGTATCGGATTACATCCGAAATAACACAATTACCACTCAGGATAATTTGCGAGCGGGTAATAACTGGTTGATGTTTACTAGTGGGGCTGACTATGCGCCAAATTTAAACATTCTTGTAGATGATATATCAAACAAAAGATCCGAGTATTTGCCTCTTTGGAATGGAAAATCTTCTCATTTTAAATTAACTTATGAAGCTACTGAATTTAATTTTATTAAAAATACTATGGAAGTTGACTCTGGGGAAGCATTATCAATAGCAGCAAAAATAATACGTAATTTCTCACCCGCACATTCTATTCCTTTAATAAGCACTACTTTGCTAGGAAGTGATAATTATGCAGGGGCCTCCGGTACTGATTCCAACTCACTTTGGGTTGATAATAATGATAGTTTGCAAATTAACTCTTCTAGTGGAGTCTCTACGTCCCGATTTGCTATATCTGCAGTAGCAATGGGAAGTTATAAAAGGGGTATTGGAAATACTTTACCAACTTTTCAAAGAGGTGATGTTAATTCAATTTTTGATCCTTTACTTAATTCTTCAAGTGTTACGGCTAACCTTCCAAGACTGAGCCACCGCAGGAGAGATTTAAAATTTATCTTGCCACTTGAGGGGTATTATTCCAGAACTGGGTTTAACATGCCTGTTAGCTATAATAATTCTACCAAAAAATTTATTGCTCTAGGGCTAGTTCCATCGTCTCAGACGTTCGTAGGAATACCTGATTATAATAATATACCACCAATATACAGTATATGCGAGACTAGTAGTTCCCAAAATATATTCTCTGGATTAGAGATAAGCAATACTTATCCTATTAGAGGAAACAAACTATCCATGCTAGACAGAGGGCAACTGCACCCGTTCATCTCTGTGCTGCATTATATTCAGGAACAATTTAAATTGTTTGATGCTACTGTATACTATAAAAAAATACCAAAAGTATACAATAAGGAATCCAAATGGCTTAATTTAATTTCAAGCTATGCAAATATTATAACAGAGTCTAGTGGGGCATTTCCTAATTCTTTTGATGATTACACTAATTTTAAATTTGGTAGGGATTTTCATAAATTATATAATGAATATATTACTAATTTCAGTAACCACAGATTATCAAAACAAAATTTATACTTAGATGGCCCAACTATTTTTGCTCATGCTTTTGGGTCTATTATAGAAAATTCTGATTTAAAAAGCAATGGGTCGTTAACTAAGAAATTTCCAAGTCTCATTTCAACATCTTTAGATAATATTATTTCTTTCAAAGCTAACAATTCTCCATTTAAAATTAATAATGAAACTTCAGGAACTTTCCTAGTAAATTATAGTAATCGAGATTTCCGAGAAAAACATGAATTTGTAAACTCCGGTATACTAAACCATGTTGAATTTTGCCAAACATCTGGATCATCTGATTTAAATGAATTTTCTGTATTTAGATTTTATCCAAACATTAAAAATCTTGATAGAGTGGATAGGTTTATTTACGAGAATACAATAATTAAGCAAAAATCAGTAGATGGATTTGGGAGAATAATATTTAATATTGGGAAATATAATATGGATATCCCAAATAATACAGGGTATGCGGCTAACTATAATTTCTTAACTCCAAACCATGATTTTACTTTTAATTTTAAATCTTCTTTTATTTCCCTAACAGGACAATCAGTACCAGAGAGAATTATAAAAGTATGGGTTCATACCCAAAAAGAGCTTGGAAAAATTTGGAGCTACAGAGATGGTTCTTGGATTCAACACGATGCGGATATATCAAAAAATGATATTATTAATAAGTATTCATTCACTCTTCGGTTTAATGGACTTCCTGCTAAGGAACTAAAAAATAGATGTATTGGAACTATAGTTCCTGCCCTAGGATTAATAAAATCTGAAAATGTTATAAACTCTTTTACTGAAGAAAATTTTCAATTTAAAGAAATCAAATTTTCCACAAACAATAAATCTTGCTTAGACGTAGGCAAGTCAATAATTGTGCCCTCAGACTATTACTCACAAGTAGCGCAACAAGTACACAGGCTAGACCAAAAATATGCAATTGAAGTAATAACTTTACCCGATAATTTATCTGATTCCGAGACTTTGTATACTAATTTCAGTTTAATTGATAACACTCTAAATACTTGGTCTAAACCTCTTTGGGGAAGTTATGAAAACGTATTACCACTTTATGACTTTTGCAACGAGTATAGAGTTAGTTTAACTAGGGAACAATTATATACTATAATAAAATACTTCAGAGAAATATCTGGAAATAAAAAATCAAATAGATTTGCATATGCCAGCAGAGATGGGTCTTACACTTCTGGCGTATACTCAGCAAGCGGTGGAAGTAGAATAAACTATGTGGAATCCCCAAATTGGAATAATGTAGGAATAAATACCCAATACAACATTTTAAGTTCAATAAATTTATTAAATTAATATGATACTAGATCAAGCGGGAGAATTAATTGCTGATATAATGACTGCAAACCGCAGTTTAAAAAATATTCCATCTGCATCGGCTATTCTCGATACTTCAAATTATACTTTCCAAGCAATCAGCTATGGTAAGGATTCCAAAGGATTTCAATATCACGCCCATTCTATGAGAGCCACTTCAGGTAATGGTAAAATTATTGTTGTATCGTATGAACCAAACACGGTATCAAGTTACCATACCTCCGCAGTATCTTATAAATTCCCAGAGTTATATGAAATATTACCCAATTATCCAGCCCCAATGCATACAAGATTGGAGCAAGCCTCCTCAGTGCCAAAATTTGCATTGGATAACTATCCGAGTGCGTTAAAAGACTTTGGGCAATGCTTAAATACTGCAGTAAACAATAATGCAAATGTCTCTTCACTTCATAATATTCTTGGCTGCTACCCAGCAGCAAGTGGAACTGTGTATATAGTTGCGTCATCATTGACTAACCAAGACTCTAATTTTGTTTTATCTGGTAATCTTAGTAGCCTCTATAACCAACTTTTAATAATGGATTCAAATGGATTTCTTACTTTTACTTCAGGGGTGGCTAGTGCCCATGTGGAATTAAATAACATATCTGAGAATGGTGGGTATACTAAAGGCGCACTCAGAGTTCCGGATACAAGTTTTCCCAAAAAAGTAACCATATCCTGGGTATTGGGTAATCAGGATGCGGGGGCATTACTACTTTTTGGTGGAATTTATCATATTGGACTTTGGTATTTGGATATGAAATCTCTATTAAAACAAGGAATGAAGCCCCCGTATAGTTTCAATGCTCTAAATAATAAGCTAGAGTATAAACTTTATGCAAAAAAAACTTTTAATAAAGATTTATTGTCAATCGGTAATACTGGATTTAAAAGTGTTTTTGAGGGTACAGGTAAAATTAAACTTACTTGGGATTTAAAATTTAATTAACATGATACAAAATTTAATAGACGAATTAGATATAAAAGGGCATTTAATAATATCAAAAATTTTTCCGTCCGGTGAGGAGGAAGTTATTTTTGATGAAAATAACATTATAGTGAGCGGAATGGGTGTTTCCTTGGCACACTTGTTCTCTCTATCTGGGTCAACCTCAGTAACTGATTTTCAAATAGACAGGTTTCAAATCGGTGTCTCCGGAAATCAAAATATGCAAATTGTTAATACTTTTAAATTAGGATCCCCGCTATCGAGTACTACAGAATACGCTGGTGTTGAGTCAGATACAATTTTTGTTTCTGGACATCAAATAAAAGATGAAATTATTAATACAACTCCTGTTGCTTATGGAATTATTGATCAGCATAATATAACGAGAGTCAACTCGTCAACAGTGAGATATACCATTCTGATAGATTCAGATTCCTGTAATAATATAACTCGATCTGGTGTTGGTATTCCGATAAATGAAATAGGATTATTTATTAAAAATATAAAAAATACTATAACCCCTGCATCAATTTTAGTTGCGTATAGAAGTTTTAGCAATGTATTAAAAACTTCTGATTTTTCATTACTTTTTAGATGGAGTTTAAACTTTTAATATGTTCACAGAAACTGACTTCTATACCTTGTCTGGGCCTACAAAACTTTACCACTGCTGGACTGATAAAGTAACTAAACATGATTCAAGTTCTTTCTATAACTGGGAACAGGATAATCTGCCTATTTTAGATTTGGAAGAAAGAACTTTCTATCTATGGGAACAACTTGGATATCAAACTTCCTCTATGCTTCCAGCTATGCTTGTGGTCTCAGCAGACGCTCCAGATAGTGCCATTGCTTGTAATAAGAATATATTTAGATCAGTTAGCTCCGCAATTCAAGCAGTACCACAGAATATTACTTTTCCTATAATTATTGAAATAGCTAATTTTGGCGATATTGGATCTTTGGAATTAAGTAATTATAAATTTGGACCTAGGGGTTCCCTTGAAATTATTAATAGAAATTTTAGCCAATCAACAGCAACATATCGTGGGAGTACACAATTCACAGCACTTATACCAATTTCTGTTAGTGCGCAAAAAGATAGTACCGCTGGGGGTAACTTAAAATATGGTTATGTTTCTTCTTTAGAAGCTGCTGGATACGATCTTGCATTAGATTACATCACCGATTCGCCAGTAAAGAATTTTCAATTAGCAAAGTGTGTGAGCATATCTTCTCTTGTATTCAGTTCAATCACTGACTCTAGACTCTCTGGGGATGGTGGAAAACTTAACGGGTTTGTTAGTTTTCCAAAAAACTTTAATAACACCGAAGTAACTAGACAAAGTTTTAAACCTAAATTACAAAATAGCACTTTGGTGATAGCTGGGCATAATACACAAAATCCTTACGGCCAGCCGAAAAAATTACAATTTAAAGCATATGAATATTCCCCATTAGCAAATGAAGAAATAGAAACTTATGACTATAGCGCAATTGACGCAATTTATACTCAAAGCTATGTTGTTAATTCCAATAACTTGACCCTTAATGAAAGTATAGGGGAACTAAACCCAAATTCATTATTTTATGGAAATAAAACAAATAAAATTATAATAAATAATTGCGATGGGCCAATATTTATTAGAAATTTTTTCTTAGATGGAAGTGGATTTATAAATATTGGTAATAACAAGTATGGAGTTGAAATTAATAATAGCCCAAAAATTTTCTTGGAGAATATAGTATCAACTAGGTTCAGTGTCGCTGGGTTTATATTTAATAACTCAAATGTTACTCTACTTAGGGGATGCGTTGGAGTGAGGAATTATGGCTACTCCTCAGTTACTGGAAAAAGGTTATCAACTCCAACTAGAGAAAGAAGATATTTGAATTATGTAACAGATTCTGATATTAATAACGGGAATTTAAATTCTGCTGGATTAATTGCTAATAATTCCACAGTAACTTTTAGTTCAACTCATTCAGATGCGTTTACTCAAAAATGTAATGAGTTTATTGAAAAGCAGGTATCGTTTAATTTATTTGCAGGTCAACAAGGAATAGCAGGAACTTCTTATGCAGATAATTTCTTTCTCAATAGTCAAATTAGTGACTTATTTGAATTTAGCAGAAATTTGAATGGAATTATCCTAAATAATTCAACCCTCACTGGGGGTTATTCTTTCTCAGGGCAAGGAAATGACCCATATACCCAGCAAATGAATCTTTGCACAAATAACAATAATAACGATGGAATTTATTTACAAAATTCTATTTTAAATTTTAATGGAAGCATACAATCCACTGATAATTGCGTAGGCATCAG